TTTGTCGTTATTTTTCTTTTTACTTTTCATGATAATTTCCTTTTCTAGTTAATGTGAAGCTAGATTAACATGAAATATAAATAAGTGTCAACATTTATTTAATCTTTTATTTAAATACCCCAAATCATACCATTTAATAGGCTGTCTATAACCTGTCTATACAGTGTATATACAACGACTAGAGCAGATAAGATAAGATAAGAGAATATAATATAACGTTAATAACGGATAATGAATTTCTTTACCCGTTAGTTTATTAAATAAACTGAACAGTGCTTGACAATTAAAATTGATGTGCTATTGTCATGATTCATTCACAAGAAAGGAACACCATTAATGGAAAATATAACAATTGATTTTGTAAGAAAAAACTTTAAGAACCAATCAGCAGTTGCTGATAAATTAAACATCAGTAGGCAAGCCGTTAGTAAATGGTTTATTACTGGTAACATTCCAAGATTAAGACAATTTGAAATTATGGAATCTATTAACAACGCCTCTTAAAAATAAAGGATAGTTATGTATACGATAAAAAATTGGGATAAGTTTCAGCACTACAAACCAAAAAATACCAAGCACCAACAAAAAATGACGTGGTATAAAATGTATGGGGCAGATATTTTAAACGACCCCGCTTACATGAAATTAGGTACAGAAGAAAAATTGTTCTTAAGAGAGGCGTGGGATTTAGCTTCTCAATTTGACGGAAAATTACCTGATTTAGAAACCTGTTCTTTTAGGTTGAGGCAATCAGAAAGTAGCCTAAAGAAAACGTACGCTAATTTAAGTGCTAAAGGTTTTTTACTGTCTAGTGAGGGTATAGAGGAGGTATATACACCGTCTATAACCATAAAGGCTAAAGCAGAGGTGATTAAAAAAACATCTGAAAGTTTTGATAAATGGTGGATAGCTTTACCTGACGGCAGAAAAAATAATAAAAAAGGTTGTGAGCAAAAATGGTTTAGCAAGGATTTAGATAAGATAGCTAAAGACATTATGCAATGGACAACTAAAATGAAAGGTACGAAAGAATGGCGTGAAGGGTTTAATCCCGCACCTGAAACCATATTAAACCAAGAACGTTGGAATGATATTCCAAGTAAAAATACAGAAATGAGAGGGGTATTATGAGCGAGCCAGTCATTAAGGATATCGTTGAACAGCTAACTATCACCAAAGAAACGTTGATGAAGGGTGGCTATTATGAAGAAGAAACAGACTTCAAGGTCAAATCTACTGACACGTTGTTAGAAGATGTTAAGCGATATTATGCGGAAGAAAAAAATAGTGGCTATTCACTAGGGTTTCAAAAGACGGATGAAGAAGGCAACTTCTTAATACGAAAAGGTGAGGTCACTATTCTAACGGGTAGCTCTGGTTCAGGTAAAACGACCTTTCTATCTCAAGTGCTATTGAGTGTGATGGAACATACCAACGTCCTAGTGGCTAGTATGGAGATGAAGCCTGTGTTGCAGATAGCTAAAATGCTTCAGCAGACGGGATTAAAAGACCCAACAGAGGTAGGTATAGAAGAGTTCTGCAGTAAGTATAAAGATAGGTTATGGTTATTCAATGCTCAAGGTACGACCACAGAGGATGATTTAGTGGCTAGCCTACACTACGGAAAATATGTATTAGACGTTGATATCTTTGTTATAGACAGTTTGATGAAGGTAGATAGTATTGCGGAAGATGATTATGGTGCTCAAAAGAAGTTCATTAATAAAATAACCACCATTGCTAGAGACCTTAATATTCATATTTTCTTGGTAGCTCATACTAAAAAGCTATCTGATGATATGGTTATTCCTGACGCTAGCCATATTCTAGGCAGTAGCCATATTAGAAACCTGACAGATAATATCTTATGCCTACATAGAAGGAAGGATATTGAGAAGCAAATATATTTTAAAGAATTAGAAGAGGGTGATAATCCATGTACCTGTTACTTGATGGTACAGAAGCAGAGAAATCATCCATTTGAAGGAACTTTTGGACTGTGGTTCAATAGGGATACACAACAATTTAAGGAGCGACCATGAGCGTAAATGATTTTATACAAGGTATTAAAGATACCTTTGGTGCAGTGGATTTTAAAGCTACAAGCAAGGAAGGTAAGGTCTTTAAGAGTGTTGGCTTTGATAAAGCTAACGCTATTATAGAGGCTAGAATTAATACTAAAAAGTATTTCAAATAAAAGCTTGACAAGCAAAGCTTACTAGAGCATTATAATAAAAGTAAGTTTAAATTAACCTTTAACAAGAAGGAAGATATCATGAAAACCAACCAATACATACTTGATACCAATCAAGCAGACATAGAACAACAAGAACAACTACGCGCATTATATTCCGAAATAGAGAAGGCAGAACAACGCACCTATATACAAGCTTTAACTAAAGCATGTAGGGGTGAGTTTGATATGTTCGCTGAAATACAAAAATATAATAATTCATATGGAGTAACCAGATGAGTAAGTTTAAAGAGTTAAGAAAGATAGATGTATCTAAACATGTGCAGAAGAAAGGGCAGTTTAATTATTTAAGTTGGGCTTGGGCGGTAGACATTCTAGTACAAAATGATGAAACAGCAACGTGGGCTTATGGTGAGCCAATGATGTTTAATGAAACTATGATGGTTTTTTGTACCGTAAAAGCGTTTGGTAAAGAGATGACTGCTCAACTACCCGTGCTGAACTTTAGAAACCAAGCTATTAAGAACCCTAATGCAATGGAAGTTAATACGGCTATGCAAAGATGTTTAGCTAAAGCCATTGCTCTTCATGGTCTTGGTCTGTTTATATTCCAAGGTGAAGACTTGCCTGAAGGAGACGTGCTAGAGCGTATAGAGAACGTTTTTAAGGAGCAAGGCATAGAAGAGGCACGGAAGTATTTTAATACCCTTGACGGGGCTGATAGGAAGCTATGTACTCCATTTATTAAAAAGATAAAGGATGAAAAAGATGGAAATTAATACTCAAGATTTATTAAAACATTTAGAAGATTCAGCAACTAGAGAAATTGTTAATTATGTTAGGGTAAATATATATGAGGATTTTTTAGCAAATTCACATGATAAAAACAAGTCTTTTAATATAGGTGTGTATCAAGGTATTTTAATAGCAACAGACCTTATAAAAGAGCATGAAAAAGAGCATCTTCGCCAAGAAAGAAGAAATAAAGCCTTGGAGAAATCATAATGTATCATGGCAACGGCTCTGAAAGCATTTACTCTGGAAGGAAGTCAAAGTATACACACATAACATTTGCATACAACGATATTAGTGATGAACAAAGAGATGAGCTTATCAATAAAGCCAATGCTTACATGAAATTAAAGCCTTGGAAGAGCAAGGATAAGGTTTCCAAGTATTTAGGGGTATCTATGTATTGCTTAAAGGTGTGGGAGAGTCATGGTCTTATTGAGCTTCCTAAAAATTTCAAGCCTTGTAGCGGACAGAAAGCCTTAAAGTTAGCCCCAATATTAAAAGAAATTAAGCACTCATGGGAGAGAAAGTAATGGAACAAAGAACAGATGAATGGTTCGCGGCAAGGGTAGGTAAAGTAACCGCCAGTAATGTAGATAATGTCGTAGTGAAGGTTGGGAACGGTGAATCTACCTACAAACGCAGATATAGAACACAGCTAGTAACCGAGAGACTAATGGGACAAGCGGTAAGGATACAGATGAATGACGCTATGAGACATGGGGTTGAGTATGAGGATGAAGCAAGAAACTTATATATAGAGAAATTAGGTTTATTAAAAGATATAGATGTTAAGGATGAGGGCTTTGTAGACCACCCAACAGTACCTATGAGTGGCGCTAGCCCAGATGGTTTGGTGGGAGATGATGGTTTAGTTGAAGTGAAATGCCCACAACCTATGACGCACACAGAGATGTTGCAATCAGGCAATATCCCTCAAAAGTATATTCATCAGATGCAATGGCAGTTGGCTTGCACGGGAAGGAAGTGGTGTGATTTTGCTTGCTACCACCCTGACTTTCCAGATGATTATAAGCTCTTTATTAAAAGAGTGGTTAGAGACGATGAGTTAATAGCTCGTTTAGAAAGAGACATCAGTGTGTTTGTGACTGAAGTTGAAGATGTAGTTAAATTTATTAAGGAGAATAACGCATGGCAACAGTAGGAATTTCAGCAAGTATAGATGTAAGTAAGATTGATAAAGAAAAGTTAATTAAAGGTGCGAAAGGTACTTATTTAAACATCACCGCCTTTGTTAATTTGGATGAGAAAGACCAGTACGATAACAATGGTATGATTACCCAATCCGTTTCAGCAGAAGAAAGAGAGGCGGGTACTAGAGGAGTTATTCTAGGTAATTCAAGGGTGTTCTTTAGGGACGGTGGAAGGTCTGCTCCACAGAAAAGCTCATCTGGTATACCAGAGGCGAAAGAAGTGTCTAATGCGGAGGATATCCCTTTCTAGGGAGTAAGGTTACATGACCCCACAGGTGGGTATGATTTACAATAATGTAGGTCATACTTCATTGAGGCTTGTGGGGAAATGTATTTATTAAGGAGATAAAAGATGATTAAAGATAATATATGGATGATAGCTTTAGTATTATTT